GGTTTTTTCAAGCGTGTGACACGTACAAAAGGGGGTTTTATGGCAGATATAAAATGTCCTGCCTGGCTCGATGATACAGCTAAAAAGGAATGGCGGAAACAGGCGCCCGCCCTGATAAAGGACGGCCGGCTAACCGAGCAAACATCATCCGCATTTGCAACTTACTGCCAGGCGTTCAGCCAGTGGCAGCAGGCCGCGGAAAAAATCAAGACTGATGGCATGATTGTAACTACTAAAACGGGATACCCGATCCAGGCGCCCTGGGTATCAATCGAGGCTTCTCTATATACGATAGTATTAAAATTCAGCGGGGAGTTTGGCCTGACACCCGCGGCCCGGGCGCGAATCAGTGCCAAAAATGTTCAGTCTGATGATCCAGCCCGGACAAAAACTAACGGCTTCCTGAATCTCGGGCTTGCGTGATGACTTACACGGAAAAAGCTGAGGAATACATCTCCGGTGTGCTTTCAGGGAAAATCCCGGCATGCCGGGCCGGGGTTATCAACGCTGTAAAACGCCAGGTCAATGACCTGAAAAGACAGCGGACAAAAGATTTCCCCTATTATTTCGATCCCGCGGCTGCGAATCGCGTTTGTGCATTTATTGAACTCCTGAAAAACATCAAAGGTCCAAAAGCCGGGGAGAATTTACATCTTGAGCCGTGGCAGTGTTTTTTCATAACAACGGTTTTCGGGTGGAAAAAGACAGAGAACGACAACCGCCGGTTTTCTTTTGTCTATCTTGAAATCCCCCGGGGAAACGGAAAAAGCACATTATCATCCGCCGTGGCGTTATACATGTTATGCGCCGATGGGGAATTATCCGCAGATGTCTACAGTTTTGCGACAACACGGGACCAGGCACGGATTGTTTTTGATGACGCGAAAGCGATGGCGCAGCAGAGCAAGCAGGATCTTGCGGATGCTTACGGGCTGAAAATATTAAATAATTCGCTGCTGATTCCGGGAATGAACTGTAAATTTCTGCCAAAATCATCTGAGGACAGCACAAATGAGGGGCTTAATTCTCATTTTGCGTGTATGGATGAGCTGCACGCGCATAAAACAAGAAGACTGTTTGACGTTGTTACCAAATCGATGGGAAAACGCGCGCAGTCCCTGTTTTGGACAATAACCACGGCCGGCGGATCTATTGATTGCATTTGTTATGAACAGCACACATTAACGTTAAAAGTCCTGGATGGCAGTGTTAAGGATGATCACAGATTCGGCCTGATATACAGTATAGATCCTGAGGACGACTGGAAAAAAGACGCGGCATTAATCAAGTCAAATCCGAACTGGGCAAATTTGGATCATGATGTGATTTTTTCGGAAAAAAATTCAGCGCTTGTTTCACCGGCCGCCGAAAATGACTTCATGACTAAACGCCTGAATGTGTGGGTTCAGGCCGCTTTCTCCTGGATTCCGCTGAAGCTGTGGCGCAAATGCCTGATACGCGGGCTGAATATAAACAGCTTCGCGGGTGATGAATGCGTTTACGGTCTGGATCTTGCGACAAAACTAGATATCACGGCGGCGGTCCGTGTGTTCTGGCGCCCTGATGAAAACAACGTTTTACACTATTATGTGTTTCCCGAATTTTGGCTTCCTGAGGATACAGTACAGGCCAGCCGCAATTCACAGTATCAGGGATGGGCCAATACGGGATATTTTCACTTATCCCGGGGCGGCGTAACCGATTACATCGATATAGCCCGTTTTATTTCTGAGGATGTGCAGAACTATCAGAGTTTGGGCGTTGGATATGATCCCTGGAACTGCACACAGCTGGCGCAAACATTAAGCAATGACGGCATAGAAATGTATGAGGTACAGCAAGGGCCTAAAACATTGTCGGAGCCTATGAAATTCGTTCAACAGCTGATTATGCAGGAACGGATACACTATGACGGGAATCCGGTTCTTGAATGGATGATGTCAAACGTTGTAGTAAAACCGGATAGGAACGACAACATTTATCCCAGGAAAGAACGCAATGAAAATAAAATTGATGGCGTTTTTGCACTGATTACAGCGTTTTACATTATAATGAAAAGGGATATTGAACACACGTGGCAGGACTGGCAGGAAGATCCCGAGCCGGTGTTTATCTGAGGTGCGTATGGGGTTTTGGGCAAAATTCACCAGGTTTTTTACCGGAAACGGGGATTATACAGGTTATCAGAATTCCGGGCCTGTAACAATCCCTGTTACTGAATCAAAGGCGTACACACCCGATGCGGCCGCACAGCTTGGCACGGTCTGGGCATGTGTTAACCTCATTAGTCAGACGCTTGCATCTATTCCTGTAGATGTGTTTACGTTTGATGCCGCCGGAAAGCGGATCCTGGATAAGGCGTGCAATTTGGATTTCGTCCTTAATTCGTCCCCTAATCAGGATATGACCTCCTTCGAATTTTGGCAGACAATGTGCATGAATCGTCTGCTCCGGGGAAATGCCTATGCTCACATCATCAGGAAGACAGACGGGACCGCGTATATACTCTATCCGCTGAGCGCGGATCAGATGAATGTCAAGCGCGAAAACGATAACAGTATAGTATATGAATATACTGACAGACACGGCAAGATCATCAGATACGCACCTGATGAAATAATGCACTGGAAGGGGGTGGGGAATGGCCTGATAGGCCTGTCACCTATTGAATACATGAGGAACACCCTTACGGAAGCGATGGCCGCCCAGGAAAACGCTATAAAGATTTTTGTGGAAAAAGGCAAGATTTACGGCGTTATATCCCCGAATCAGGTATTAAATCAGAAGCAGAAAATCAGTGTTGCAAAGTCTTTTCAGGCTTCGGGGGATCATGTCGCAGTGCTGGATTGCGGCATGGAATTTCACGCGATGAGTCTATCTCCGGCGGATACTCAGCTGCTTGAAACGCGTAAATTCTCAACAGCTGAAATTTGTCGCTGGTTCGGGGTTCCGCCCGCGTTAGTCGGTGCCGAATCCGGGGACTATGAAAAGCTTGAAAGATGGTTTTATAAGGCTACAATTTTGCCGTTATGCGTCTCAGCTGAAAAGGCGCTCATGAAGAGAGTAGCGACAAAAGACGAGCGGCATAATCACGAGGTCAGGTTTAGAATCGGCGAATTGAACAGAGCAGATGACCAGGCCCGCGCGACTATATACGCTACACAGGTGCAGAACGGATTAAGATCCAGGAATGAGATACGCGACACTGAGGGGTGGAATCCGTCAGACGTGGCCGGGGCCGATTCCCTGACTATTCAGAGCAATTTAATCCCGCTTGAAAAGCTGGGACAGACGGCGCCGAGCCAGGAAGGAACAATGAACAGCATTAATCCGGAGAAAAACTGAAATGAAAAGGAACATTATTTATAAAACCGCGTTAACCGCGGAAGATGACGAATCCGGGAAAATCTCCGGATATGCGAGCACCTACAACAACCCGGATTTTTCCGGGGATGTGATGCTGCCGGGGTGTTTTGCGCCTGCGCTTGCAAAGATTGAAAAATCGGGGGTTATGCCCGTCATGTTTTTCAGCCATGATCATTGGTCAGTGCCCTGCGGCAGGTGGGACAGTATCAAGAGCGATGATACCGGGCTGTATGTTACAGGCCGTATTAACAAAGATCTTGAATCAGGCCGGGAAATATACAGCGCTCTTAAGTTTGGCAGCATGTCGGGACTTTCGGTCGGGTTCTCCTTCGGTCCTGATGATGTGGAAGGCAATGACGCGGGCGGCTATGATTTTAAGTCAATTCCGGATTTAATGGAGATCAGCATTTGCGCAATGCCGTGCAATCAGAGTGCGAGGATTGACGCGGTAAAGTCTCTTGATGTAGAATCAATCAAAGATTATAAAACGGCTGAAAGATACCTGCGGGATGTTGGTGTTTTTTCGCGTGAACAGGCTAAAAAATTCATTTCCTGCCTGAAGTCTGTTTTTGACCGGGAGCGCGATGCCCTCAGACGGAAAGAGACAGAAAAGGAAATTATAGATCTGATTCACAGTTTCACAAAAAAAGGATAATCAACATGGAAGAGAATAACACTAACGAGCTGCTTTCCGCAATTAAGGAATTCGGCGATAAGATTACCGCGGTGGAGACTGATGTAAAGGCCTCCAGGGCTGCCATTGATGAGAAGATTAAGAGCATCAGCGATGAGCAGGCAAAGGCCGCAAAGGATCTGAATGAGGTCCTGCAGAAGGCACACCATGAGAACGCGGCCGGCACCCCTGCCCAGGTAAAGACTGCCGGACAGACGTTTGTTGAGTCAGCTGGATATAAGTCGATGCTCTCCGGTGAGCAGAAGTCCTTCAGGCTTGCGTTTAAGGATGCTATCGGCTCTCAGGCATCCAACAGCGTTTCCCGCGATTCTATTGTGGTTCCTGCCCAGGGCAAGTTTGTCGGCATTCCTGACGACACCGGAACAAAGATCCAGGATCTCATTCCGACTGTGCAGACTGCTTCAAACATGGTTGAATATCTTAGATCCTCAGATATAACCAACAACGCGGCATTTATTGCCGAGGCCGCTCAGAAGCCTGAATCAGCTTTCACTTTTAAGCTTGAAAATTGTAAGGTTGAGACAGTAGCGCACTGGGTCAGGCTTACCAGGCAGGCTTATGAGGATGCGCCGCTCGTAGCGTCATACATCATGAATAAGCTGCTCGTAGGTCTCAGGAAGACGATCGAGGCGCAGATTCTCAACGGTGACGGGACAAGCCCGAATCTTCCGGGACTGCTTACTTCTGTAACTGACAAAGCAACAGCTGCGGGCGTGGCAAAGGGTGATACGCTTATCGATTTTGTCCTTAAGGTTAAGAACCATATCGAGGCGCTGAACTATACGCCGAACATCCTTGTACTTAATCCGGCGCAGTGGACTGTCCTCAGTCTCATGAAGAACACCCTGGGTGAGTACCTTCTCGGCGGCCCCGCAATGGTCGCGGGAAAGTCCGTTTGGGGTCTTTCTGTTCTCACATCCGGGGCGGTTCCGTCTGGCAAGTACATCCTCGGCAGTCTCCAGGAGGGCTGTACTATCTATCAGCGCATGGGTGCGGAAATGATGGCAAGTTTTGACGATGCGTCAAACTTTACGACTAACCTCGTAACGCTCAGGGCCGAGGAGCGTCTCGGTTTTGCTGTTGAGGATCCGAACGCGCTCAGCGCCGGTGATTTCAGTATTCCCACTTCGTCATAAAATATAATTTTCGGTTATGATAGGAGCCGGGGCATTGCCCCGGCTTTTTTGTATCAGGAGGAATATATGGCAGATTTACCAGTTTCACTTGATGACCTGAAGAAACATCTGAATATTGATATCAATGATGACGATGATCTGCTTCTTGAGTATGAAGCCGCGGCGGTCGAGATGGCCGAGCATTTTATGAACCGGGAGATTATACAGCGGGAAGATCAACTGGCGCTCAGTACCACGGCGGCGGGGGTTCCGGCGGCGGTCAAGCAGTATATCCGCTGCCAGGTGGGGGATTTTTACAAACAGCGCGAAATTACAGCAACGGGGCAGTTTGCAACATTTTATAAACATTTGCTTGATCCTTATTGTCTTAAATACCGGGATGATGAGGAGGATTAAAAATGCTCAATGCGGGAATTCTGTCAGAAAAGATTCAGTTTTACTATTTCAGCAGTGCGCAGAACGCGGCGGGGGAATCGATAGAACATTACACAGAGGGGCCGGTAGTTAGGGCAAATGTCAGGCAGGTGTCTATACGCAAATTATTAGAATCCGGGCGGGATATCGCGGCGCAGGCCATGACCGTAAAAATCCGGCTGAATTCTGATATTTGTGTAGGGGATCGCATTCTTTGGCGCGGGCAGTTTTACAATGTACTGAATATCACAAAAGACAGAGAAGAGCGATCCGAGATATTGGCCGTTGAACTTGTTCAGGACTAAACATCATGAGCATATATAATGCCGCAGAACTCCGGGAAAAGTTTCAGAAATGGTTTGAACAGAACCCCGGGGAACACAAAGAGTTTTACAGAGATACATTAAAAAAATACAACAAAGGCGTTGAAGCATCAGTAAGAACGGCCATAAACAGCAAGTTGAAAAAATTTACCGGGGCGCTTGCATCATCAGTAAAGACTAACTCAGGCTTCGGCACCGGTGGATCTGTTTACGTTACAACATATATATCTAATGTCCCCCAGGAGGTTCAGCATGTATGGAGCGACAGCACGAAACACGGGCGTTATCAGTGGTACGCTCCGGGTTATGCCGGATTTGTGAACTGGGGCACAAAATCACATCCTAACCGCAAAAAGTCCAACGCCTCGAAACTGAACAAAAAGATTCAAAAACAGGCTACACAGATAGCAAAATACAGAAAAAAACTATCAGAACATAAGGCTAAAATGTTTTTATCCGCACGGATCCGGATGACGGGCGTTGATAAAACCGAAGAGAAATATAACAAAATTATAGACAGGTATACGGCACAGATGCAAAAGACGATAGAAAAGGCCCGGAAACTGTCAGGACTGCCGATAATCCACGGCGTGACAGCCCGGAAAATTTTAGCATACTTGGAACAAAACCAGGACACAATAGCGCAAAAAATATATAATGATATATATAACCGGATTGAGCAGGATTTAAGCAGATGAGCAGCAGCCCGTTTGAGCACGTACAGGAATGCAACAGCCTGATGAGCGCGGAAATAACCAAAATTATGGGCGTTCAGCCTTTTTGGTTCCGGTCACCGCTTACTGACGGGAACACAGCACAGCCGCTCCCGGTCCTGGTACTGTCTCAAACATCCGGCGCCGCGGTGGTTACAGGCCTGCAGATGCAGTATGAGCTGGCGTTAATCGCGGGTACGTTTGAAGATGCTTATGCCCTCCTGGCTAAATTATCATCGGTATTAACGGAAGGCCGGATGTCTGATGATAAAATCACTATGTGGGTCAATCTGATGAATTACGAAACGGCGTATGACGCCGGGGGGCATGCGGTTATAAACACGCATATAACAGCAGTTTTGGAGAAAGCGAAGGGGTAAAAAATGGCGTATACACCTATCTATGAATATAAACATCGGTACAGCCAGCTGGCGGCCGGGTCGCTGACAATGTGGGCGCCGCTGCCCGCTGACGGGTCGGATCCTGAGTTTAGGCCGCTGAACGGTCTGATTCAGACTCCTCAGTGGTCGTTTTCGTCTGCTCAGGATGATGACACTGTAGTAGCGGATGTCGCGAAGGAATACCGCCCCGGAATCTATGAGGGTGCCGAGTCATCGATTGAGTTTTATGAGTATCTTGACGACAAAGATCAGGCCGATTTCATCAAGCTTGCACAAACGGGCGGCCAGTACTGCTACCTGAAAACCCAGTACAGCAACGGCGTTATCAACCAGGCTAAATTCGCGATTTTGGGCACTGAGGAAGCCGCAAAGGGTCAGGAAGATAAGATCTCGATGACTGTAAATCTTAAAATGTCCGGCAAGTTTACCAGGACAAATCCAACCGCATAAATTCACCCAGCCGGGCATGATGCCCGGCATTTTGGTTAAGGAATAAAAATGAATCTTCTTGAGCATCTTAAACAGAACGTTAACGCAATTCAGAACTCTGAAAAACTTGATTTTGAACTCAACGGGAAAGAGCTGCATTATGTAGTTAAGGAACCGACACCCGGGCAGGTTTTCGGCGCGGGTGAACTCGAGAAAATCGGCAAGAATACCGAAGCGACAGCGTACATGATTGGCGCATGCGTACAGGATGAATCCGGGGCACATATTTTTGATTATCAGTCTGAACAGGACAGGAAAGAATTTATGGAAGTCTGTCCGTTTTGGCTGTTTAACAAGATTAACGATGCCGTCATGAGGATATCAAAGAACATCATCAGCGGTGATATAGCAAAAAACTGATTGATCATACTCCGATCCTGCGTACATGTTTTGAGATAGCAAAGGACACGGGGCAGCCATTGCATGATGTGATGGCGTTGCCTTTATCCGAGATCACATTGTGGCAGGGCTATTATCTGCTGCAAAATGCGGAGTATGAGTACAGCAAAAAGCATTCCGGAAAGGTAAGGCCGGAGGGGTATCAGGATTAAAACCGGGGGCGGATTATGGCCATTGCAAAAAGTTTAACGCTGCTTATGAAGCTTAGGACTGATGATTTTCAGTCAGGGATCAAAGGCGCGGAAAGACAGGCCGACAAATCCGCCCGGAATATCGAACGCTCCGGGGAAAAAGCTAAAAAATCCTGGCAAGATGTCGGGACCGCTGTTACATCCTTAAAAGGGATTTTTGCAGGATTTGTCACAGCGGCATTTTTTAAGCAAATCGCGGATGTGGTAGCAGGAAATGAGAAGGTTATATCCTCATTCCGCGCTATTACTGACAGCACAGAACAGGCCCGGGCTGTTTTTACCACTTTTAATAACCTTTCCCGTGAATTGCCGCAGTCATTTGATGAGATCCGGCAGTCCGTTCTGACTCTTGGCAAATCCGGAATCATGCCGTCAACGGATTTAATCAAAGATCTGAGCAACATCGCGGCGGGCACCGGAAAATCATTAACAGAAGTTTCCCAGGCGGTTTATTCAGCTACAGCCGGACAGCTGCGCGGACTGCAGGCCCTGGGTATTCAGGCTGAAAAATCCGGGGATAAAATCCGCGTAACGTTTAAGGGTTCCGTTACTGAAATAGCTAACACGAAGCAGGCCATGCTTGACTATGTGTCAAGCATCAGCAAATCCGATTTTGCCGGCGCTGCGGAAAGTCAGATGCAGGGCCTTACGGGTGCCATAAAAAACGTTGGTGATGCCTGGGGTGATTTTTTATACGCGGTCGGCGGAAACGGAAACGGCGGGCTTGGTGAGGTGATAACCCAGGCTGTTTGGATAGCTGTTGACGCGTTAGACGGTTTAAGCAATTTTATAAATAATAATCAGTGGTTTCAGGCTATCACCTCGGATTTAGCCCGGTTCATGACCGATTTCCGGGCCGGGCTTAAATACATCACGACAGAAGCGGGCGCCGCGATTGATGAGATAACCGGGAGCGTGGGCGATTCCTCAGGCACCTGCGGGGAATATGTAAATACTTTTTTCAGCAACTTCTTCAGCCTGTTAAAAATCGGCGTTACGATAGTAACAGCCGCGGTTATGTCTGTGCTCAAGACGATAAAAGCAGCCATTGCTACCGCGGGGACAGCCCTCATTAGTTTCAGCAAATCGGTGTTTAACGTTCTCACTACGATAGGCGACAAAACCGGGGCGGTTCTTCATGAGGTCGTTCACGGCGATTTCTTGGCCATTGGCGATACATTAAAAAATACGCCCAGCCTTTCAAGCCTGTTTGATGAGGGTTTTAAGGCCACGGCAGACGCGGCACACACGGAGTTTGATTCTCTTTTTGACGATGTAAAAGCGTCTTACAAGGGTATCAAGATGATGATTGCTGATACCGCGGCCGCGTCTGTAAAAGCCGATGAGGACAGGGAAGCCAGGCTGAAAAGACAGGCTGACGCATTAAAATCCCTTGATGGTAAATCCGGGGCGGGGGCGGCCGCTGTATTTACGCCCGGCAAGTCCGGTGGCAAAGGGTCCGCGGGCAAGTCCGCAAAGGACGCAATAGACAGCGCCCGTAAAACGTGGGAAAGCTTTTTTAAGTCGCTCAAGTCTACCGGGGAACAGGCCGCTAACGCGTTGCTTACGCCCTTAGAGTTAGAAAACAAGAAATATCAGGACAGTTTAGCGCAGATTAAACAGTTTTATGACGCCGGCACGATCCTGGCGTCTGAGTATCATCAGGCTGTTGAGATGGCGGAAAAAGCACATCAGGACCGGCTGACAAAGATAAAGCAGGACGGGGAAAATAAGCAGCTTGATAACACAAAAAGCAATCAGATACAGGAAAAGATTCAGCGCGCATATAGCTATACAGAGAGCGAAGACGCTATAACCGGATTTTTCACCCGGATGCAGGATCTTTTCGGTGATAAGTCCCTGCATCAGACTATGGAGCAGTTTTCAACCCGCCTGGCGTCTATGACAGGCGAGCAGCAGGTCGGGGTGTGGGGCAAAATGGGCGGCGCTATATCCTCATACTTTGAGACGATGAAAAACGGTTTTGCTGAGGGGTCTACTGGGTATAAAATCATGTTCGCGCTGCAGAAGGGTTTTGCCATTGCGTCAGCTACTCTGAGCATGATCCAGGGGGCTATGGAGGCGTGGAAGCTCGGATTTCCCGCGGGACTTTTGGCCGGTGCGGGCGTTTTAGCCCAGGGCGCTAATCTTATCGGACAGCTTAAGAGCGTTAATTTTTCCGGTGAGCACTGGGACGGCAGTCCGAACCCGGCTGGCATGTGGGGCACAGTGTCCGAAAGGGGCGCGGAAATGGTGAACGGCGCGATTGTCTACGGCGCCGCGGATATTAAGAGCGCCGAAGAAACAGACAGATTGATTAATCAGGGTAAACAGTCCGCCGCTGTTTCCGTGTCTGTCAATCTGTATGAGGACGCGTCAAAGGCCGGGCAGGTACAGCAGAGCGACAACGGAGATGTTATTAATATTTTTGTATCCAACATCAGGCGCGGCGGACAGGCCGCCCAGGTGCTACAATCGTCTTATGGCTTAAAACGGGTGGGGGTATAAGATGGCTATCTCGGTTTATCCGTCATATCTGCCGGGGTTTTTACAGTCAGGGTACAGCCTGAAAACACAGCCTAACATGCTCAGAACGCAGATGTCTGACGGGTACACACGTCAGAGAGTTATCAACAGCGGGAAGCCCGCGGAGCTGTCTGTGAACATGAGCATGTCCGGGACTGAATATAACGCTTTCACCGACTGGATAAACAAGAACGCGGCGGGCGGTGCCGGGTGGTTTATGGCGCCTGTACTGTCATCAGACACAGGCGACAAGGAACCGCAATATCAGACGGTCAGAATCCAAAACGGCGCTATTTCCGCGGCGCTCACGTGGAGGTCTGACACCGAGACGCGGTGGAAAATCAGTTTTACGCTTGATGTAGCGGTCGCGCCGCTTCCGGAGGCTGACGCTGGTTCAGGTTCAGGCAATTTTGAAAAAATTGCGGTATGGAAGAAGATTGAAGAATGAGCTTAAAATCAGATAAAACTATATCAGGAAACACGGCAAAAGAATTCCTGGAAAATTTAATAAATTTTTTTCATGCAAATACGCCTGGATTAACCCTCTTGGAATCCGTATCACCTGATGACAGTGAATATACAGGATATCCGATTTATAGCGCGGGAGCGCCCGAGTCTGTGTCAGGAGATCAGTATATTTGCGGATCAGGATTAAATGATTTTAAATCCCCTGTTTATTTTTTTGGCACAAGCGTTGATAACGTTGTACTAATGATTACGCTGATGGGCAAATGGCTGTCATTTTCGATGTGTCATTCGATGACAGCCGCGCGGAATATCGGCGATATTATAGACGAGGCAAAACTTACAAAAATTTGCCCGCTCACAAATATAGTACGAGGACGTACTTATAATCAGGGGTTACAATATTATACATATAAAGTACACTTGGATCATTCAACTGATATATATAGGATATCATTACAGTATATAAACAGTGATTATTCAACCTGTTATAGGTTCAAGCCGCTCTTGACAAGCGATTCTACTCCTGCAACTTACTACGCCGGTGAAGAGCAATTCTCCGTTATTTTTACAAGGACTGACAAAGGGGTTGCATGTGCGCTGAATCTCTTTGAAAATTTAAACGATAGTGAGGGAGATCACGGCAGTTATTATCCGCAGGGGCAGCTGCTGTATTTCAGTTTTAACGAACCGGTTGAGATTTCCGAAAGACTTTATAGTAAAAGAGATCCCTGGGAGAGCACAGACTATATTGCAGACGAAGACATTTTTATGCCGCAGTGGGCGGAATTTCTCGCAACTTTTGCGGGGAAAGAAAGATGGAACCCATATCAGTTTTATCAGCGAATCGGATTAAAACATTTTGTTCCGGCTTTTGCAGATAATTATGGCCCTGAGCGTGCAAGATCTGTATATCCGGATAAGCTTGTTCCTTTTCCAGGTTCGGAAAGTGCCATAAAACTTCTATCACCTAAAATTTCACGTTATTATGCGAATCCACTAGCATTTCCTTATGACGCCAATTCTCGTATAATGCCTTCTCAGTTTTTTCTGCTGCCCAAAATGAAAAAGGGAGAAGCGTTTACACGGCAGATCTATGTTCCGTGTTCACAGGAGCGCGGCGAGATATATCTGTGCTATATTCCCGCGGCTGAGGAAAGCGATATGCCTAAATCGGGCAATATATACGAAATAGGCGGCAAAAAATTCTTGTGTATCTATCCGGGAATGTGCGGCCTTTTCGCGCGCGTGGGGTGATTTATGATTTATTCCCTGTCTGAGATTTGCGCGTCCGGCGGCCAGATGCCTGTAATAACGCTCACATTCGAAAACTCGAAGGCGGGCGTTTACAGGTATGTTTTAGGCTATTCAGATGTAAAAATCGGGGATGTAAAATACGCGGCAAGCGCCTTCACGATTCAGCTGCCGGAGCGGTCTGATTCCGGTTTTTCGGATTTGTCATTTGCTATCTGCAACGTTTCCGGGGAGGCGTATCAGATGACGAAAAAAGCCATCGAATCCCTGGCACCAACGTATTTAACGCTTCAGGAATGGGCGCCTGATGATTACAGCCTGATGCAGTCATTACGCCTTACGGTTACAGACGCGAAAATCACAACAGAGCAGGCCACGTTTGTAGCGTCTTTCTGCGATATGCTTAACACGGCATTTCCCAGGCTGAGATATACCGACAAGAACGCCCCGGGGCTGAAGTACATAGCATGAGCTGGATAGACAAATACAGTTTTGTCCGACACACACCCGGCGGCCGGGTGTTTCCGGATCTTGACTGCTGGGGGCTGGTGCGGTGCATTCTTGAGGAACGGAAAGGGATAAAGCTGCCTGAATTCTGTGATTTTTCACAGAAAAACATGGGAGATCCCGCCGCCGGAATGGTTGCCCGGCATGTGTTTCAGGAAATAGCGGCCCCGGAAGATTATTGTGTTATTTGCTACTACCGTCACGGGATTCTGTTTCATGTCGGGGTTTTTTACCAGGGTGATATACTGCACACTACAAACTGGCACGGATTCCGGAAACAGCCATTAAACACTTTTTATCCGCAGTGTGTGAGGAGATTTTACAGATATGCAGGTCAGGATATACACCCGTCAGTGTCTGATTTATCCGATTGAGCAGATACACATCCCGGATTTTTCCGGCACTGTGAAAGATCTTTTAGCCCGGGAAGTGCGGGATTTCGCGCCTGATAAGCTATCTGTATCTATCTATATAGATGGTAAAAAAGCCTTCTGGGATACGCCGCTGTCCGGTGTTGAGGAACTGAAAATCATTGTAGAGCCTCAGGGCGTTGAAGCAGCATTTGCTATTGTAGCGGCCATTGTGGCCGTTGCTTCGGTAGCCTACAGCTTGTATATGATGAACAGGCTGAAGGCTGATAACCCGGCAAAAACATCCGACACATCTACTATATACGATGTAAACGCACAGGGTAACAAAGTCAGGCTGCAGCAGGTTGTTCCGGAGAATTTCGGCCTGATAAAGCATTTCCCGGATTACCTTGCGGATAAGCATACTTTTTACAGGCGCAATAAAAAGTATATAGATATGATTTTGTGCCAGGGCGCCGGGTGGTACGATTATAAATCTGATGGTTCCGATATCTACATCGGAAACACCCCGTTTTCAGGTTATAGCGGCAGTGATGTCAGATATCAGGTTTTTGATCCCGGTGCTGATGTGTCCTCAAACAATATCGAAGCTGGTATGCATAAATGCTGGTACAGCAGCACCGAGGTCACATCATCAGGCAAGACGCTTAATCCGTATGGCAATGTAGATCCCGGTGAATCGGGCGGTTATGTCGTATACACCGGCGGAAAATCCTATGCAAGCGGTAAAGACGGCGGCCTGTCTTGGCATATCATGCCAAAAAGCTTTTGCGGCGTGTATTGGCAATACGTGGGATATAGGCCTTCTGTCACTACAGGCGGCGGACAGGCGTTTATTCTTTCACCCGCAAACATCGGTGTTAAAGCAGGGGATTACATCAGGATCACAAACGCGCCGGATGTCAGGCAGTGGGCCTCCGAGTCGGTGTGTGATGCGGTAAAACTTGATTCAGGAAACATACAGATTTCCTGGACGCCGGAAACAGAGTTTACAGATATATCATGCATAGCAGATACATCTATCAGCGTAACAATCACAAAATATGAAAAATGGGTCATTAGTTCCGGTAGTGGGCCGCAATCTCCAACGTTTTCTTCTGAGCCAGTCAGTGGAACATGCAACGTTATAACCTATTCCGTTTCAGCGGGAAAAATCACGGCGGAAATTTCCGGATTAGGTGATCTTCCTGTTGTTCCGGATCCGGCTACAACTATAACGGGACGCATAATAGGCCTTGATTCTTCCTGGTATACAGTTACGATTACGCAGGCATTGTCAGATTCTGTCATTGAACCGCTGACTGGTGAGAAACGCCTGTCAGACAATGGCACGTATGAGATTATCGAGGTGGGAAGCACTACCGTAAAAGGGAATCCGGCACATCCAGCAGGCGGTGCGATCATTGAACGCACAGAAGTATCAGCCCCGGTTTATACAGTCAGACGGATCGATCCTGATACCGATAAGGAGATCCCGTGGTCGGGCTTTTGGGGGTCGGATCAGTGGGTTGACGGTGTAGCGGATGACGCTCTCACCGTATCATATCAGGAAGACGCGGATGCGGCCGAAGCAAAGGAATACGCGGGGCCTTACCGCGCCTGTCCTATTGGCGCGACTGCTACCGAGTACGAAGTGGATATCGATTTTCCCGCCGGGCTGGGGTATCTCAACGGCAAGGGGAAATATGACGAAAGAACCGTAACACTGTCTATTGAGTGGCGCAAAGTAGGAACATCAGCCTGGACCGCGTATGAATACAAGAGAACAGCGGGCACAGGTGATGAACTTGCGGAAACTGTCACATTTACATTTGACGAGGGCGCGTATGAATGCCGGATAAAAAACAAATCCGACAAAGTAGACGATGCGGCTCAGGTTGATACAGTCAAGTGGACCGGGTTAAAGTCCTGCATAGCGCAGCCGACTTCATACGCGGGGATGACTACAATTTTATGCCGTTTCCGGGGGTCCGAGACGCTTTCTGAACTGTCTGAAAATCAGATTGCTACCTTTTGGATGCGCAAACTGCCGGCCGTGAACGGCACGGATTTAGCCATAACGGAAGATGTGGCGCCCGTGGTGCAGTATATATTACAGAACAGCAAATACGCGGGGATCATAGATCACAATTCCCTGGCGGCGCTTGACGCATACTGCAAATCAAACGGGTATAAACTCACGGGCACGATAGACGATGACAGCACGCTGCTGGATGAACTCAGGAACGCGCTGAAGGTGTGCATGTCCGAGCCAACGGTGTCAAATAATCTCGTGGCATTTGCCCGGATGACAAAAAAATCATCATCTGACGCATTTCAGCAGATTTTTATGCTGCAGAATCTCACGGCTGCCCCGGTAGTTAATCTCACATTTGCGAAAGATGACGATGTGAAAGAGATTGAACTGTCATACATCGATTCCATCACCTGGAAAACATCAACCTATTTTTATCATCTTGATGATTCAGGCAATGTAGTAGAAACTACATATGCAACCACTAATAACGCGGAAAAACTCGATACGTGGGGCATAAAAGGCACAGATGACAATCATGCGCAGGCCCGCGCCCTGGCTGTAAGGCGTTTGAAATTTTTAACGTATTGCAAGACTCAGTATGAGATACAGACGGAATTAGATGGCCTGAACTGTCAATATCTCGACTATGTCGGGCTGGTATTACCTCAGGAACTGAGCAACATCAGCGGGAGAATCACGGCATACGACAGCACAGCCAAAACCATAACCGTGGATCAGTCAATCCCTGCCAGGTTTGATTCCGGGGTTGTTTACGTAAGGAAAAAAGACGGGTCATCAATAAATTATCCCTTTGTCAGGAAGGATGCCCTGACGCTTGAAATTTCGAGCAGTTTTATCCCGTGGGATCCTGAATACGGCGCGACGCTTGAATATCCGTTTTTTGTTATTGGTGAAATAGTGCCCTGCTGGGTGCAGTCTGTAGAACCGGGGGATAAATCATGCACGCTGAAACTGGTGAATTATGACTCAAGAATCTTCGAATGATGATTTAACCGATAAAGAAAAGAAACAGCGGGTGACTGGCCCGCTGTTGAGGAATGCGCCAGGAATCGGGCCGCAGGAAAACATAAGGAAAAACCGCGGCATTAGCGCATTCATAATATAAACCTTTTCACGCCTAAATGTCAATAAATAATAAAAACATCTGATATAGATCACGCTCAAAATGATAAAAGGATTTGGATAAAAAGAAACGCCTGCGGAAGGGCGGGCATGAAGCCCGCCTGATATTGCGCCCCGGGGAAGGCGCGCGCGCCCCGGTCAGGAGCGATAAAAGCTTGAATAAAGCTATGGCTATATATTATAATGTTTTTCAAGCATTCCGCCCGGCTTTCTTCATTCGTACAGAAGATTAAAAGCAAACTGCTGGCGGCTGAAACAGGCGCGCGGCGCTCTACGCGCCTGTATATCTCAATGGGCTATTTGTTCATAAACATGGCCGAAGTCACGCGGCCGGGGTGCAACTCCTCAATAGCCCAGCCTTCTTATTTACATGATTCCGCTAACGCTTTATATCTGATTGCGATTTCGTCACATTCGGCGGCAATAGCCAGACTTTCTTTAATTTTTCCCTGTATATCGGCTGCGGAATAACAAGCAAAACCGGGTTTATCTCCGGCCTTTCCGGGCACTGACTGACAGGGACGGGCGTCTGACAGCCTGCTAATAGAAAAATCATTAGCGGCATAGGCGTTAATAGTCTTTTTATATTCGTCAATCTCATGAAGATAATTCTCCGTTATGCCGTTTAGCTTTTTCTGCATGTCCTTTTCTTTCTGCCGGGCCTGCTCTGATAACTTAACAGATTCAACAGCAACCCCCTGGCGGACAGATTCGGCGCCTTTCTCATATCCCGCGACAAAGGCTATAAGCACAGCCGCCCCGGCCGCCGCGATTAAATACCTGACTGGCACCTCGGTCTCCAGATTTTCTCATGACAAATGCTTGATTTTTTAGTATCCATTTTCCGGGTTACGGTAAACGCTGCCACGGGCACAAAACGATCTTCAGGCATGGTGTATTCTGATATAAAAACCGGGTTAGCCTGATGTTCACACCATGAATAAAAATCATCAAAATCAAAATCCCGGCCATATCTTTCTTCTGTGCTTTTATACGGCGGATCACAGTAAATAATCCCGCCCCGCTCAAAATTCAGCGCCCTGTAATCCCCCGTGGTTACAGTCAGGACAGGGGGCACATCTGTAGAGTTTATTCTTTCCAACCTTTCCAGGCTTTGCAATCTGCAAAGTGATTCATCAGTCTGTAAAGTTTCAAGATTTTTCAGGCGTTCAAATCTTTCCAGGCTTTCCAACCGCTGCAATCTTTCATCATTTTCCAGCGTTTCAAGACTTTTCAGGCGCTCAACGCTTTCAGCTGATTGAAGCCTTACTCCGGGCGTTTTTTCTTTTCGGATTTTTTTATATATAGGCTTATTCATGACCGCGGGATCAATAGTGCCATTCATTAGCCCCGCTTTCAGCGCGGTTACAATCGCGCGGCCGGCGCCTATACGCCTTTTATGCCTGTCCTGTTCCGATTCCACGGCCTTTTTCAGGGCGTCAGCCGTCTCAGGGCATAATTCACGCCAGGGGCCGGTATCTTTCCAAAAAATCGCATAGTGCAGCGCGCGCTTATATGGCTCTAATTCGCGGGCATAGCAATATTCATGCAGATTATTCCCGAAGCTGAAACAGATAGCAACGTAAGGATCTGTTTTATACAGTCTTTGAAAATCATCCCTGGAGATCCAGCGATCCTCATTCCTGAAGCCCCTGGTTATGGCAGTTTCAAACGCATGCGGGATCATGCCGTTGATATCATTTGCAACTACCCTGCCATATTTGCCTGATAATAACGCCGCGTGGGTAACAGCGCACCCGCCGCAGAAAACATCATACAGGACAGGGGCGGCCGGCAGAATGTCAAGAATCTTTTTTGCTATCCTGTTTTTTGAACCTTTATACGGCAGGCCGTAATTCATAATCAACCCCTTTTTACTGATAATTTTCCGTTTTTTCTTTCTACAGTCAGATAATAGCCCGGGCGGTTCATTGCCTCCTCAAGATCATACGGCGTCAAAGATTCCCCCGCCTGTAAAAATCCCCTTTCCTGCAATGCGGCCGTTAAAATATTTGCCATGTCGAAAATATCAAGCGTGATTTTTCTGTCAGGCGCCCGTGATTCCCCGGGGGATGTGATAAAGTCTTCAAAGGTCATTTATTAAATTCCTTTCGCGCTCTGACAACTCTATTTTTATCTTTGGTTTATTTTTTTTGTCTTGTTCTTTCCTTTCGCGGCTCGCCTTTTCCGCTGCCAGCTTGTCACGCGTGGCAGACGGGGACAAAAGATAACACGTGCCGTAAGGTTGTTTTTTTATTTTGTCCATATTATCCAAATGCCTGACCTGGATCACGTCTTCTCTTCTCAGCTTAAACGGCACGGGATATCTTTGCAGCGTCAGCGGGAACTGTATAGACAGCAGCTCGTCCGGGTATTCAAACGTCGGGAACTGTTTTTTAGGATTTACAAGCTTATTAGCCGCGCGGATGGCATCTGTCAGAGCGGGAGAACATTCCAACAGGATATCCCCGGACAGGTTAGTGATAAAAGCGGTCGCGATATCAGCGCCGTTACTGTATACCACCTCGGCGCCGATAACTATATTAGTCCTCTTGGCATAGTTTAAGCATGTAAGCCCGGGCGCGAAAAGAAAATAATTTATATGCCGGGCGTTGTAAAAATCTACAATTTTGGCAAGTATAGAAAAGGGCGGGTTGTCAAGAACACAGCACCCGGCCGGATATTCAAAATTTTCATAATCCCCGCCCGGGTAAAATGGGCGGACAATGGTATCAGGTTTTATGCCATACCGGGAACATGCCCAGCCTTTTATAGCGTCATAAACTGGCGCGGGCGTATAACAATCGTCTGTGGTTAATTTTGGCTTGAATTTGTTTACGAACTCTTCGTATGTCTTGCTTTTCGGCATGTGGTTATCTCACATCACAAAGATCATAGCTACGAAAGCGACACAGCCGCAAAGCATAGCGCCTAACATCAGGGCGGCGATATCGGCCGCCCCGCCCTGTAAAAAGAGACGGCGCTCGGCGTCTCTCCGGGGTATAAGCCCCGGGGCGATCTTATGGTCAGAGTAGATCCAGCGCTTAAACTCACCGGCCGCGCCCATTTTATCCCCGGCTTTCAGCTTCCTGCGGAGAGTGCTATCCAGATAGGATTCCCGCTTGACGTTGAAAACAAAGGACACCAGCGCGTCAAATTGATTCTGAGTAACAAGCGGCTTATCACGCCCTGAAACATAATCAAGATTGACAACGTTCTCGGCGTCTCTGATATCATCGCGCAGAAGCTTCTCGGCCTGTTCCAGGGTGATTTTATCCCCGGGGCGCACCCCGCGGGCGTGGCCCCAGCCTATAGTGTAAAGCCCCGCCCGGTCACATTTGCCGTGATAGGCGGTAAGGGAAAAACCCTCAAACGACTTAATCAGATCAATCCCTTTTTTGCTGCACTGCATACGCATATTTCCCTCCGGGGCCGTATTCAATCTCATGAAAAATCTCCGGCCATGTCATAACAAGCTGCTGCCGAACATGAGGAGGCAGCCTGTTTGTTTTCATCCACACCCACACGGACTGGGATTCAACATCAAACTCGGCCGCGCACCAGCGCCGCAATTCAGGCACAGTCTCAAGACTGAACGGCGGCGTTGTCCCTGTTTTGAGTATTTTAACAAGATCCTGCCAGGTTATCATTCATCCTCCTTAAACTCAGGGAAAAGCCTGATAAGCCTTTCAGAACGTTTAGGGGGAATATTCCCCCGGACGCGCCAGCGGGTTATAGATGATTCATCAACACCGAAAAGCTGCATTAAAAAAAATGCAACCTGGCGGCGCGTTACGGCCGCATATCCCCCGGGCATGAACCCGGCGAGCATCTTTTTTTCTACCGTTTCATATTTCATATTCATACACCTGAAAATGCCGCCCGCAAGGGCGGCGCCCCTGATTAACAGCGCTTTGCAGTAACAACGCTAAATGAAAAATAGGCCCCATCATCAGCCAGGAAAGGATCAACGGCCAGGACGTTGCCGTAAGCCATCTCGACAGATTGCGCATATTTGCGGACACGTCCAAAAACATAGCGGATAACACAATGCTCGGCGGCCTTTTTCGGGATCATGATCTTGAATGAACCATCATCACAGCCCGCTGATACAACCCTGACACCCTTAAAAAGGCTTTTAATCATCCCGGTAATCATAGTCTTTTCAATCTCAAAATCAGTCATTTCCAACTCCTTATGTTTTCCTGTTTTCCGGGCGGGTTCCTCAATCCGCCCTTCTGTTGTTATTCTACACTTATGTTAGAAAGAGTGCAAGAGATTTTATAAATTATTTTGTGATGTTTTTCTCATTTTCAGTTATTGCGGCAATTCCGCACAGCACAAAGACGACACACGGCAGGGCGACACCGTTTCCCCACATCTTATATTTCGCGGCGTCAGTCGGCTCGGTCATGAGCCATTTCCGGATTTGCGATGCTGTCTTGTGCTTCTTGCCGTTGATGTCGCAGTACTCGTCAAAAATGCCCTGCCACTTTCTGACCTCGGCGTCTGACGGCTCTGAGTCTGTCAAGTTATCTGTCCACCAGTCCGGAAAGCCCTGGAGCCGGGCGCATTCAAGCGGTGTAATCATGCGCACGCGCCAGTCGGCGTTGACAATGGGCGGGCACTTGTAATCGGTAGCGACAAGCGTGCCCGCCTGGTCAGGCATGGCGTGGGTAAAACGAGATGCCTTGTTCATGAGGTAGAGATTATCAGCTGAAGTGGGCACGCAGACAGCATGGCGGTCAGCGGTGTTCAATGTAAATGACACATCCTCATCAATGCCTGATCCACGGGGGCCGTTTTTTTCTGCCCTGTTAATCATCGACCCCTGTAAGCATACAAGCGGGGCGTTGTTTCCCCCGGTGCCGCAATATGCGGTAATAGTGGGGCATGCATCGCACGGTCCGTCATAACGGACGGCCTTACAGTGATTATTAAAAACTACCATCATACCGCCCTGATTGCAGGCGGGCGAGCCGCCGTTGATATCAAGGGTTCTTGCTGTATCCGCCCGGTAAATGCCGGAGTGGGGATTAGATGATTTCATGCTGTTAGATTCGTAAGAGCACAGCCCATAAACGATAGGCAGGTGCTGATGCGTCTCCGCCCGGAGCGTGGGCGACAGATCATGCTCAAGAGAGATTGCCGAGCCGCCTTGATCATTCAGGACTTCTTTTCTCCAGCCTGTCTCTCCAGCGCCGTTTTTAGCGGTTCGGGCAAAATCTTCCCGCGCTGTCTGCATCTTCTCAGAATGCCCTGACACGCCCTCGGACTCAAATAATATTTTTCCGGCGCTGTTCCCGTCAAAATCCGCGACAAGGTAGATACGTTTGCGTCTTTGGGGGACTCCCCAGTACTGAGCATCGAGGATTCTCCAGGCAACAGAGAAATCATCTCCCATGATAAGGCCGCTGCTGTTCCACTTTTCAGGTTTAGGAACTGATACATCTGATTTTTTGACATTGCAAATTTCCTCAAGAACTCTCCTGAAATCATCTCCCCCGGCAGAGGATAACGCCCCGCGGACATTTTCCCAGACAATAAATCTCGGCTTCTGGTATTTTGCCCGCATTTCTTTAATAATCCTGACCGCCTGAAAAAACAGGCCTGACCTTGCGCCGTCAAGCCCGGCATGCTTACCGGCAACACTCATATCCTGGCATGGCGAGCCGAACGTGATAACGTCAACAGGCTCAAGATCCGCCCCTGAGATTTTTGAAACATCTCCGTAATGTTTCATTTGGGGGAGGCGCTTCTCCGTAACACGAATCGGAAAAGGCTCAATCTCGGAACCCCATACCGGAGTTATTCCGGCTATGATACCGCCCAGCGGAAAGCCGCCGGAGCCGTCAAACAAACTTCCTAATTTCATAATATCACCATAAAAAACGCCCGGCAGGCGGCCGGGGCGTTACCTTATTCAGCCGCAAAGAACATCCCATCAAGCATTAAATAGAAAGACCAGGACATTTGATTGCGTGATTCATCCGTCAGCGGAACACTCCTGAAGCTGTCAGTGTTTATAATCTCGTTAACATACTTATGATAAAACCTGAATGCCTTTTTGTCATTTTCTGAATCAATAACAACCCTTTCATCCAGATAGGAATAAAACGCCTGCCTGATAATTGCCCTTGCTTCTTTAATAGTCATTTCCAACTCCTTATGTTTCCGGGATTCCTCAATCCTTGAATTCATTCTACACTTTTGTTAGAAACAATGCAAGAGTTTTTATATAAAATATTGTGATTTATTTATCACTTTTCAGATATTCAAGAAGCATATCCTGTACTTTCCTTTTTGACTGCAGCCTGGCAAGGACAACAGGATCAAGGGTTTCCCGGGCTATGATGTGATAGATATATACCGGCCGGGGGTGCCCTGCCTGATATTGACGCGTGGGGCCTATACGCTCAATAACCTGCAAATACTGTTCCAAATCCCACCATTGATCAAAAATCACTAAAATGTGCCCCCCGTCCTGGAGATTAAGGCCATGCCCGGCCGCTGCCGGATTTGTTACCAGCACGGGAATTTCTCCCCGGTTCCAACGGGCAATTATTTCAGGATCTTTCTCCAGGAGAACGGCGGATTTATAGCGTTTCAGAATCATTTCAGCGCTAAACCGCCAGTGATACGCAACCAGCACAGGCTCCCCAGCGGCTTCCTCAAGAATCGAGTCAAGCGCCAGCAGCTTTTCGTCATGCAACGCCCGGCAGGCGCCTTCATCATCATAAACCGCCCCGGAGGCGCATTGCAGGCATTTTGACGACAGGGCCGCGGCATTTACCGCGGTTATATCTGTGTCCCCTGTTATTGCTACCGTTAAATCCCTGCGAAGCTGTTTATATACCTTTTCAGCCTTTTCCGGCAGTCCGATGTTAACGGGCATTATGACAGGCTGCTTAATATCAAAATAATCTTCAGCTGATAATGATATGCTCACGGGCGCTATTCTTTCCTGTATCTTTTCATCAGCGCCCGGCCGTGGCTCATACTTAAGCGCATAAGCAGATGATCCGACTTGATAGGCGTCAAAAAATGCGGATGTAAAAGCGTGGAAAGATTTGCCGAGGGCCTTTCCTTTATCTATAAACCACATTTGGCCCCATAAATCGATAAGGCCATTAGCGGCCGGGGTGCCGGTCAATTCGATGAATCTTTTTACCTTATCCCAGGCGGGGGCGGCCAGCGCGCGCGCCCTGGATGATTTTGCCCCGCCCAGCCTGAATGATTTTAAGCGTGTTGATTCATCAGCTATCACAGTCCTGAAAGGCCATGCCGCCCCCAGGGTGCTTACAAGCCAGGGGATCTGCTCATAATTAGCGGTATAAATATCCGCCTTTTCATTCAGCAGCTTGCGGCGGCGGGCAGGGGTGCCGCTTATGCAGATACAGGATAGAGAAAACTCCCATTTTAAGATCTCCTGCGGCCAGGTTGAGGATGCAACCCGGAGGGGAGCCAGAATCAGAACAGGAAACGCCCCGGGATCTTTTTTTTTCAATTCTTCGAGCGCCGCCAGGGTTGATGATGTTTTCCCCATGCCCATCCCCGCAAAAACGGCGCCGCGGTCATGAGTAAGGATAAAATCTATAATTTTCTTTTGGTATATCCTGGGGGTGAATATCATGCTTCTCCCTGAGAAAGGCCGCCCGGGCGGGCGGCGCAATGGTTAAAAGTGAATCATCATATGAAGATTAATCCGGCCGTTTCTGCCGTATTCGTATTCAGCAATGCCCGCGCGCATGCCGTGAGACTTGCAGAACAGGGTAAAACCACGGGCGTTTAATTCGCGGTAAACTGCATAGACGCCCTCCTTTGAATGCAAATCCCCTGCTGTAATGGTCATGCCTTCGATTCCCTCAAACATCTCCGCAGAATCGGCGCCGTGAATCTCGAGAGATGCAAGCAAAAAGGCAAAAATTGCTTTTTCGTTTTCAGTAGCACCGGGGAAAATTCTTGTTTTCATGTTTCTGTTCCTTATGTTTCCGGGATTCCTCAATCCCCTGAATTCATTCTACTCTCCTAAATAGAAACATGCAAGATTTTTTAGATAATATTTTGTGCTTTTAATCACAAAAATCAAACTGCCGAATGGTTAGTGTAGTTATCCCGGATATCAATCACATATCCGCAGTCCTCAAGGGATTGCAAAACTATTTCAAGATCCCCGGCTAACATCTCGGAATCATCACCTGGCCGGGCGTCCGGAGATACATCAACCCAGCTGCCCGAATCGGTCCGGGCAAGAGTCACGACAGAATACCGCCCCCGGATAATCACGTTCCGCGCCCCGGTCAGGCGCTCATGAATGCTCATGCTTATATCTCCTAAAATGGCCTATCGTAGGCTGAATCGTCTTTCTCCTGTTGTTTCCATAATGCCGCCCTCGTGGGGGCGGCTCTTAAGGCCGCCCGGCCGGGGTTATTCTCCCTCGATCTCGTCAGGGAATACCGCGATAGAATGCCATGCGGCGTTACCGAGATTAAGGACCGCCCAGGCGCTGTAGTAATATGAACTTAACAGCGGGGCGCACTTCTTATCGAAATTTTTCAGGGATTCAATCTCCTCAGCGGTCAGAACAGGGGATACTCCTAACTCCCTGTAAACCCTGCGGCCCTTTTCGGGGCCAAAAGTGCTAATCAGTCCGTCAAGAAGATCCTGTTTCCTGATGCTGATAAATGTGCCGCTCTTTCCTCCGCGGGGCGCGTCATTGCCCTCGATAAAAGGGCACTTAATGCTCCTGAGGATCCCGCGGATCTGCTCCGCATTGTCTACAATGGTACTAAATCCGCGGCCGCTTGTTACATGCCAGGGATGAATAACAACAGTGTCATCACTGGAGCAACGCCCGTCAACAGTGCCGAAAAGGTAATGCGCTCTGTGGCTTACGTGCCCGTCTTTCTTGATGCAAATCTTTTCAAACTCGGTAACTTTAGCCATTTTTGAATTCCTTATGTTGTTCAGCTCGGGTTCTTTTCCCTTACTTTCTGAAATTCATTCTACTCTCCTGTTTTAGAAAGTGCAAGAGTTTTTATAAATTATTTTGTGCACTCTTGAACATTTGTGATTTTAATCACATTCAGACATTTCAAAAAGATCTGATAAAGCTGTATCAATCTGTTCCGGGGAATCACAGACGAAAACGACACAGCCAGCCCTTCTCATCTCATGATGCTCTTTTACTTGCAGCGGTCCGGGCTTTTTCCCGGGAGCCTTTAACTCGATCCAGGCGTGGCAGGCCGGAAAAGGGAAAAAGATAAACCAGTCGGGCGCCCCTGCCCATGCTGCCCAGGTGCATTTGCGGCAGCAGCCCCCTAAATCCTTGACGCGCCGTTTAAGATATGCCGTGTTGATTCCTTCAGGTGTCATGATCAAAAAAGCCGGGGATATTCCCCCGGCCCTCCTTGTTAGTGGTTGATTTTAGAAAGGTACATCACTGTTGTTAAGATCATCCGCGGGCGGATATCCCCCGCCCTGATATCCGCCCTGAGGAGCGGATGCCGGGGCGCCGTACCGGGGCGCCGGGCGGCCATAAGGAGCAGCGGCGGGGGCGCGCGGTGCGGGGCTTGCCATCGGGGCGGTTTCCGGTTCCCTGTACTGCGCTGATGCATCTGCGGCTTTTGTTTCATCAGGATAATCATCCGCGGAAAGGCTTACGCCCCCGAACGGCGTATCATACGCCTTGAACTGCACACCCAGGAGCATAGCGGAGACACCCGATTTTATAACCGCCCCTGTAGGTGATTTTGCCTGATAGCTAAAAATCTCTACATACGCATTAACGTGATAGCCGCCCCTGAATTTATCTTTAATCACTGCCGGATCCGTGATCTGAATCCGCGGGTTGCTGTCACGAAGATCCGGGCGCATTTTGGATCTTGCGGTGATGTAGAGATTCCCTGCATAGCCCGCGGGGTTCTTCTCGCGGTCATCCCCGGACCTGACGGGGTTCCCGGCGGCAAGAATGCGATCCGCTTGGGCGCCGAACTCCTCCCGGGCTACTGTCTCAACAGCCTGTTTAAGCTGCTGCGCGGCCGGGCTGTCAGGCGCAAAAAGGAAAGTGGCTTCATAGCGGGGGTTATCCCCGTTGATAGACGGGCGCGGTTCCTCAAGAGCCGGATATGATATCCTGGCGTCTGCAATAAATACCTTTGTTTTAGCCATAAAAAACCTCAATAAACACAATTAAAAACGTTTTTCTGTTTATAAACACCGGAAAACAGTAAAAACACCTTAAAACTCTGATTAAAAACGTATTTTTGTTTTTATCCCTCCCTTTTCGATTCATCAGGATAATCAGCGGCTGATAACCCCGGGGCGGCCGCGGCCCGTTCATCAGATTCAGGCACCACGATAAGCGCCCCCTCCGGGCGGGTTACCTGATTCGACAGCTGCAAAGACTGCTCGGGGGTTAACGCCTTTGACTTATACAGCTTGTCAGCCTGGGCCGGAGATATGATTTTTTTAGTGTAAATCTGGTCATCCGACAGGCCGAAGGACCTCATAAGCACTTCAGTAGATTTTACATCTTTCCAGGTCCTGTTTCCTGCCTTGCCGTGAACAAGTTTATAGCCAGGTACGGCGCACCCGGAAGTAAGGTCATTATATGCGCGGTCCTTTATGGCCTTGATCCAAATCTCAATGGCGGGGATTTTCTCAAGCAATTCCCCTAAATGCTCAGAATCTATGTTTACATCCGTAAAATTCATATTAACCCCCGCTGCGGTTAAAGCGTATTTTGCAAGTGCGGCGCAAGAATGCCGGGCCGCACAAAAACGGCACTGCTCAGCCCCCGGGCAAAATCTCAACTCCTCCGGATGCGCGTCAATTTCGCGCAGAGCCTCGGCCGCCGGTTCCTTCAGTGCGTCAGTCATGCGGATAAGATCCGGAACATCGACAGCCCAGGAATCCTCATGATGCAGGCGCGGCTGTACGATGTGCATAAAAATCTTTTCCGGACATTCCATTGCCGGGGCAAACATTTCCAGGGCGGATCTCGCGTAAATCGCGAGCTGAAGATTATTCTTTGCCGATACTTTAACGCCCGCCCCGAATTTCAAATCAACAATATGAATGCAGGCGTTAGCAATTATCACCGCGTCAGATGTGCCGAAACACCCCGGGGCAAGCCAGGAGGCGTCCAGCCGCTGCTCAATCAGTCTGACAGGGAACGGCGGGAGGGGTGTTTTGTCTCTGACGGAGCGCAATTCAACAAACTCCGTATACGGTTTCACCTGGTCATAAAACGGAGCCGGATCTATCTTTTCACCCCCGGCCGGAGCCTTATACGGCCGCCCGGTTAAAACCGATTCGGCCACGGCATGAGCAACGGAACCCTCCAGGGCAAAAGGTGAGGAATCATCAGGCAGATCCAGGCACATTGCGACAGACGCCGGGCATTTGAGCCAGCGCCCTGCGGCAGAAGGTGAGAGAATCGAATGATCACGCGGTGCCATATCAATCCTCCTTTACATCACAGATCTTGAGGAGATCCGGGTAAAATTTTGAATCAAGATCAAAAACAGAACGGACACCATGCTCCTGGAGAAATAGCAGAATTTCCTTGCTGCCATCCGCGGCGGCCTTGCGGACACATGCCGCCCTGACCTCCCCCAGGGCCTTTCTCTCCGATTCAGTCAGGATCCGGGCGTGGGGCTTAATCTCCTGCTTTGATTCAACCCGGGCGGGGGCGTCTGCATTTTTAATGCTGTTAATCATCTCCTCGGTAAGCATCTGGGCATACCGGGCGGACTTTTGAATAGATTCATTCACCCCGGTTAACTGCCGGATCAGGTATTCATTCAGCGTTTCAGCCATGTTTATATTCCTCAGGAAATGCCCGGCACCACGGCCGGGCGGTTGTAATTAAAACTCAATAGTCAGGGGGCAGGACTCATCACCGACATAGAAAAAGCCTTTAAGAACATTGACACCTTCACACAGATCCGGGTTTTCAATAGCATACTCCCTGAATTCATCCGCAATATCCTCCGGCAAATCATTATCAGCGCTTTTGACCCAGTCAATGATCTCGGGAACGGGCAATTCTTTACCATCGATCGAATCTACCGCGAAATAAGTATCTTTCATTTTTAACTCCTTATGTTTCTTGTTTCCGGGCGGATTCCTCAATCCGCCCTTCTGTTGTTATTCTACACTTATGTTAGAACGAATGCAAGAGTTTTTATATAATATTTTGTGAATTTAATCACATATCTATAATCCTAACAATTCCCTGGCTTTTCCCCGGGAAAGGCCTAAAGCATGAGCAAGCGCGTTAATGCTGGGGTATTGCACCCCGTTGTATTCAACAGGCCGGCGATATGGTTTTACCTTAAAATTTTTTGCGCGTCTGTATTTATATCCGCTGCGCTTGATCCCGGCGTATTCGCAATAATCCTTCACGGAGTCAAAAACCATATTATCCGCGTAAACCCTTCTTTTTTGAGCAAGGAATTTCGGCATATCCAGCGGAATGCCCCGGGCCTTGCGCTGCTTGTAGGTTCCTTTTGATATTCCTATAGCCCGGAGCATGGCATTTATACTCCGGTATTTTACGCCTTTGAACTCTACAGCTATCATCATTTATCATTTTACCCATACGAGATCATAGGATTCAGGAATGCTGCAGGGCGTATCATCTCCGCAGGAATGATATCCCGAACGATCCTCCCAGCCCTTTACGGCCCGGGTGCTGTAAGACTGATAAACAACGGGCGTATCAAGATAATCACACGCCAGGAAAGTGAAAAACGCCGCAAACACTGTAATAAAAATAAGCCCTTTCATGTTCTGTTTCCTCAAGAAATGCCCGGCACCCGGCCGGGCTGTTAAATTAATTCTGACTGCAAAAAACTTCATTGCAAACGAATTCAATAAAAACGCCTGATGCTGAAAATTCAACATAGCTGTTACGGCGGCGCGGGGTGATATCCATCGATTCAAGCATCTCGCAAATAAGATCGGCCCGGGCGGAATCGTTGAAATAAACCCTGGCGGCGCAGTCAGAAATCGGATCGATTCCGTTAAAAGCCTTTTTTGCCTTCGCGGTCAGGTGATTGGATTTAGTGAAAATGTTCATTTTTAACTCCTTATGTTTTCCTTAACTCTCTGAAGGTATTGTAAACCTTTATTTTAGATAATGCAAGAGTTTTTATATATTATTTTGTGCATTAAATCACATTTATATTTTTACTAAAAAAGCCCGGCATGGTGCCGGGGCGGCCGGTGAAATGTGTACCCAAAAAGCCGTTTTCGGGTACATATCAAATGAATGTGTACCCAAAAAGCCGTTCCCGGGTACATATAGCGGTATCACCCGAAATAAATCTCGTCAAAAATGTTATTGATGTGGTCCTGGATCATGCATCTGTCAACGTTGTAACGGCATGCGGCCAGCTCGTCAATATAATCATGCTTTGCTTTGATGATTCTTGCATGCCTTTCAGCGGTCATAACCAGGCGATCTTGATGATCCCAGTTGTAATTCTCCTCGGCGGTCATAACCTCATAAATCGCATCATTCAGTTTCATTTTTAACTCCTTATGTTTTCCTTAACTCTCTGAAGGTATTGTAAACCTTTATTCTAGATAATGCAAGAGTTTTTATATATTATTTTGTGCATTAAATCACATTTATATTTTTACTAAAAAAGCCCGGCATGGTGCCGGGCTGGCTGATGCTTAAGGGAATTCACGCCTTAATTCGGCGCTCATGGCACACTGAACAAAATCATCAACTTCATCATACAGATCCTCCAGGGTGTTACCACGCTGAAAATCATCCCCGGCAAGATTTTCCGCCCATTCGGTGATAAATGAATCATCGGGGTAAATCTCACTGAATCTGAACCCCTTGCGGCCGCAAATCTCGGCGCCTGTCTCCTTAAAAAACCTGATAAAACCGTCTGTAAGCTTTTTAAGATCGGGATTCTTGTCATTAATCCCGAAATAATCAAAACAATCCATATCAAAATTCATTTCAAACTCCTTATGTTTTCCTTAACTTTCTGAAGCCTATTCTACTCCTGAATTATCAACAATGCAAGAGTTTTTATATATTATTTTGTGCATTAAATCACAAATAAAAAAGGGCGGCAGCGCCGCCCCGGGTTTAATCGTCTAAATAGTCCCTGATGACAGATGCTGATACATCCTCCAGGGCCTTGAATCTGAATGCGTCTATAACAGTGGCATATGACAAACTTTTATCGCTCAAAATCATATCGGCCGCGGTGCAGCATTCATCCTCAAGCATCCAGGCGGTGTAAAAACGCCTGGCAGAACCCCGCGGCCGCCCGTGGTTTATGAACACCTTTTCAGCGGCCTTTATGGCCGCCTCCTCAAGAACCAGGACCAGGGCGTCGTATTCATCACCGCACAGGGAAATTAAGCCCGTAAAGCGTTTATAAACCTTACCGGGGAGAAACTTCCTCATTCTGTCCTTCATGCTGCTGTTCAAACATGCCTCCTGTTTGCATGGTCATTGTAGATCCAGGCCGTTTCATCGAGATAATAACGGCATTCCTTCATCAGGGCGGAAAAACCCCGGGATTTTGCGATGTGGTAGCGCCCCGAGCGGGCGCCTTCCGCGTAAAGGAACTCCCAGACGTCACCGAGATCCGTCACCCATACCCAGTGGCCGGTGTTGTCCTCACGGGAATAATTATATGTAATGCAGATTGAATGTTCTTTCATGTTTTTTCTCCCGGAAAATGCCCGGCACCATGCCGGGCGGATAATAATCAATCGGCGTCAGCCCCGGCAAATCCCGGAATCATCTCTGATAACTCACTGACAGCGGCAGGGGAAAGATCCGAAACTGCCTCGCGGAAAAACTTGACACGGTAGATAGTAGCAAAATCATCATCAACTCCCCAGCCGATGTTCAGGCTGTTGAGAATGGCCGCGATCCTTTTAGTCTTTCCGGAGCCCCTGGGGATACGGATGCACTCGTTGAACGGCCCGCAGATAAAAGCGCCCTGAAAAGCATCCCTGGCGTTTTTGGTAAGAATGCCGGACTTGTTAACCATCTTAATCATTTTCAAACTCCTTATTTCCGGGATTCCTCAATCCCTGAATTCATTCTACTCTTTTGTTTCAAATAATGCAAGAGTTTTTATATAATATTTTGTGCTTTTAATCGCATTACAGAAAATGCCCGGCACCATGCCGGGCGGCGCTGTTTCAGGCAAGACGCCCGATTAAATCGCGAAGCTCGCCGCGCCTGGTGCGGATCATAACACCCGCTACTTTCTCACTGATAAGGCCGTGAGATACTTTAACAATCCCGGATACAAGGGCGGTAAAAGCCTTGAATTCATCCGCATAAGCCTTATCAAAGGCGGCCTCCAGGGCGGTGTCATCCGGATTTTCATCCCATGCATCGCTCGCTATGTTAGATACCTGCTCAGCTTTCTCAAATGCCTTGAAAACCTTTTTGATGTTCATTTCAAACTCCTTATGTTTTCCGGGATTCCTCAATCCCTGAATTCATTCTACTCTTTTGTTTCAAATGATGCAAGAGTTTTTATATAATATTTTGTGCGCTTTCTCTCATTTCCAAAAAAGCCTGGGGGGATCCGGGGGCGCCCGCATAAGAGTTTGTTAACAAACTTTAATCCGCTAAAACGTTGATTTTAAGCCTTTTTTGCCTGTAAAAAACAAAGTACCAAATAACAAAGTGGTTTTCAACATTCTATGTTTTTTCTCTATACGATCTTTTTCTGCAATTTATAGCTATTTTTTGCATATTTCCTATATATCTATATCTTTTTATTACTTTTATGTTTAAGTTTGTTAGTTTGTTAGTTTGTTAATAAGATGATAGATTAATAAGCAGGTTCAAAGAGTTACGGAGAAAATAACCGGATAACAAACTCAAAACAAAGTGCTAACAAACTAAAAACGCAGATTTTTGCACCAAAATGGTGCTGCAAAAAAAAGCCGTTTTTTGCAGATTTTCCTGGGAAAAATGCAAAAAAACGCCGTTTTTTGCAGATTTTCTGAAAAACCTGCAAAATTTTTGAGAAAATCTGCAAAATCTGAAAAAGTTGCAGATTTTCATTTTTTGCATTGCAAGAATCTGCAAAAAAGGCTAATATTTTGCAGAAAAAAGGAAAAGCAATAAAAACATAAGGGGCAAAAATGATGAATCCGGCTGGCTCCTGCGGTGCGTCTCCGCAGGAATGGCAATATACAGATGCGCTGGGGGATGATATCCGGTATATTGTCCCTATTGTTTCAAATCCCGGGCTTCCCGGAATCGGCTCCCTGCTCAGAGTACAGAAAACCCGGGGCAAAATTCCCTCGGTGAAAGACAGCAGCGGGCGGGTTATGTGCCTGGCAAAATGGCAGGTGCACGACACCACGGCCGCCGAACTCACCGCCTGGGAGCATGATGCTGATTTTGGTTACGGATTCCGCACCGGGCACGGCGGATATATTGCCGTGGATTGTGATATCGATGACTGGGATATCTGTTCCGCGGTGCGTCAGCTGTTAGCTGATGCGCTTGATGTCAACTGGCAGGAGGTGCCGCTCCGCACCCACGGAAAGGCGCCGCGCTGGGCCTCGATCATCAGGATTGAGGGAATTGACACCCTGCCGAAACACGTCCTGAAATGGACAGACGACAGCGGGAACAAAATTGAATTTTTAGGCACGGGGCAGCAGCTTGCCTGCGCCGGCCGGCACCCGTCAGGGGATAATTATCGCTGGTCATGCCCGCCCTTTCCGGCGAAAACAATCACGCAGAACGCCTTCCGGGAATTCATTCAGGCGTTACGGGACAATTTCCCTATAGAACTCGAAAAGAACAGCCCGGATCCGGTCCGGGTAAAAGGGAAAACATTTGTAGAGATTGACCGGGTGGCAGACTGGCTCCGGGATACAGGGCGCGTTATCGGCACCGGTCCGGAGGGGCAGCTGTTTATTGATTGCCCCTGGTGCGATGCTCATACCATGAGCGGCGGCCCGGGTGAAACGTGCTATTTTCCCGTGGGGTCAAACGGATACCTGGGTGGCGGGTTTAAGTGCCTGCACGCTCATTGCGCCGATAAAACGACAGCGGATTTTTTAGCCTGGGCACGGTCGCAGGGTTTTGAGCAGACGGCAGCGGATGACTATCCGGACGAGACAGAATCAGAGAAAGAATCAGAACCGCTAAAACAGTCGGGAACATCCCCCGCCAGGGGCGGCCTGCCGGAACTCATTGATATTGTAGAATCGGACAAGAGTTTGAAAGGTATCAGGCTTAACGATTTCTGCAATATGATTGAATTTACCTCTCCGGTGCCGTGGAATCCCCTGAATCCGGCAGAACTGCCCGCTGACGGGCGCTATTTTATCCGGGATACCGACTACGCGAATTTCAGGCTGTATATTGAGACTACATACGGCATGCGGTTCCGCGTGGCGGATTATACAGACGCATTCAACATCCTGGCGCAGAGACAGCATTATCACCCTATCAAGGATTTTATCAGGGGGCTGCCTGTTTGGGATAATGTGCCCCGGGTTGATACCCTGCTTCATGATTACCTGGGGGCGGATGACAACATTTACACCCGGGAGGTCATGCGTAAAACGTTATGCGCCGCGATCCTGAGGATATACCGCCCGGGCGTTAAATTTGACACTATGCCGGTTCTGAACGGCCCGCAGGGGATAGGGAAAAGCACGCTGTTAGCCCGGTTAGGCGGTGAATGGTTTAATGACAATGTGTCACTGTTAGGCACGCGGGATAAATCGGCGGCTGAGGGCCTGCAGATGTCCTGGCTGGTAGAACTGTCTGAGGTAGACGGCGGCCTCCGGCGGTCAGATCTTGAGTCCGTGAAGGCATTCCTGTCACGCACGATAGATGTATATCGGCCCGCGTATGGCCGCACGGTGGAAAAGCATCCCCGGCAATGCGTATTTTTCGGCACCGCAAACAGCGAAAACGGCTATCTATCCGACTTGACCGGGAACCGGCGTTTTCTGAACGTAAGATGCAAAAAGGATTCAGAGAAGCACCCCTGGGATTTGACTGATGACGATATCCGGCAAATTTGGGCGGAGGTCAAATTCCGGGTGTCACATCATGAGTCTTTGATCTTATCCGCAGAAGCGCAGAAAATAGCCGAACGGGAACAGGATCAAGCCCTCGAGACTGATGAAAGGGAGGGGATAATCATGCGTTTCTGTGATTTGACGCTGCCGGGCGGATGGCAGAACTGGGATATAAACAGGCGCGCGGCATGGCTGAATAATCCGCTCGTTAAAGGGGTTGAAATTAGGCACTATGTTTGCATACTTGAAATTTGGTGCGAGTGTCTCGGACAGTCTCAGGTATCCCTGAAAAAATCCGATTCAATCAAAATCGGAGCCACGCTGCTAAAACACGGATGGAAGAAGGCCGGCGTCAAGCCCTGCGGCCCGTATGCTATGCAGAGAGTGTACGCAAATCCGCATGTGATATAATTTTTTACAGATGTGTTTACAGTGTAACAGGGCGGATTATGCATTATATTGAGCAGTTTTTCCGTGAGCATCCTGTTCTTTCCGGGGCGCTCCTGGCTTTTGTTACATCGCTGTTAAGGCTGTGGAACCGGCAGGGATCATGGTGCAACAAGCTGATTGATTCAGCGCTGTGCATGTCCTTAACTACCGGGATTTTTTACGGGCTTAACTACTTCAGCCCGCTCGATCCTAAAGTCGCGTTATGCATTGGTTCTTTTGTCGGTTACCTGGGCACTGAGCAGATAAAGGAAATAATTCTCCGGGCTGTTGATATCAAGACAAACAGCAATATAGGCAGCGGCATTATAAAATCTGACGATAATCACCCCGGAGATGATCATGCCTGATGTAAAAAGATTCTGCGAATTCCCCGGATGTCATGATCTTGCGGAAAAGGGCGGGCACTACTGCAAAAAGCATGCCATATTAAAAGAAAAGCAGAGACGCCTGGCACAGCTGCAATCACATGACAAGACGCCTTCGGCGCGCGGGTATAATTCAAAGTGGAATAAAGCGCGTAAGATTTTTTTAGCACAGCATCCAACATGTGCAATCTGCGGCGCTCCTGCTACTGATGTAGATCACATCATCCCGCATAAGGGAAATAAAAAATTGTTTTGGGATCAATCCAACTGGCAGGCGCTCTGTCACTCATGCCACTCCCGGAAAACCGCCCGGGAAGATATGGGCAAATGGTGAAATTTTGCTCAAAATGCAAAAACCGTGCCAACTTTGGAGGGTAGGGGGGGCAAAAAATGAACAGCGGGATTGCGGAAGTAC